ATGACGGGTCCGGACGGGATAGCCCGCATGAGACGCGGGGGAAGGCCGAATATCAGAGGCTGAATGTCAAACACGTGCGAGAACTGCAAGCACTACCATTCGACCAACCCCAATGAGGGCGCCTGTCGCCGCTTCCCGCCGCAGGCAGCGGCCCCGAATTATTTTCAATTCCCGGGCGTTCGCGCCGACATGAATTGCGGGGAGTTTCAAACAGTTAAGAACGAAAATGGCAGGAAACAACGGAACAAGGCGCGGCCCGGCAAAGAATAAGCCGTGGTCCGATGCTTTGCGGCTCGCGGTGAACGAGAGCGGCCCCGATGGGCTGAAGAGGCTCCGCAAGATTGCCGAGGCGTGCGTGAACGCTGCCGAGGCTGGCGATATGCAGGCAATGCGCGAGATTGGCGACCGTCTCGACGGGAAGCCAGCGCAGACGACCGATTTGACGGTGCGCCGCGCGATTGCCAAGGAATTGGCTGACGATGAACTTGCAGATATCGCGCTCGGAGGCGGCGAGGGAGCTGCTGACGAGGCGGTCGGTCCGTCGCAGCTTAACTGAGTTTGCCCGCCTATGCGGGTTTGAGCCGGCCCGGCATCATCTGCTGTTGATTGACGCTCTTGAGGCCGTAGAGCGCGGCGACCTCGATAACTTGGCGGTGTTCATGCCGCCCGGTTCTGCGAAGTCAACGTATTCGAGTGTTCTGTTCGCGGCGTGGCTGATGCAGCGACAGTTGGCGAACGTCCTGGCCGCATCGCATACGACCGAGTTGGCCGAGAAGTGGGGCCGGCGGGTCCGCAACCTGATAGCCGAGCATCGCTTGGTTCTCGGGATTGACCTTGCGCAGGACAGCCAGTCGGCGGGCCGCTGGTCGCTAACGAACGGGGCGGAATATTACGCGGCCGGCGTCGGCACTGGCATCGCTGGGTTTCGCGCCAAGTTCGGATTGATAGACGACCCGATTAGGTCGCGGCAGGACGCCGATAGCGAACTGATACGGGATCGTATCTGGGATTGGTACATAAACGATTTCAGAACTCGCCTTGTCCCGAATGCGCGCAAGTTGCTCATTCAGACGCGCTGGCATGAAGACGACTTAGCGGGCCGCGCGCTCAACCACGAAAAATGGCACGTCATATCGCTGCCGGCCGTAGCTGAAGATGGCGACCCGCTAGGGCGGGCCGTTGGCGAGCCGCTATGGAGCGACGACGACTACGGTTACGGTCAGCAGCTTCTCGACCTGCAGAAGACGACGCCGGCTCGAACGTGGTCTGCGCTGTATCAGCAGCGCCCGGCGCCGGAAGATGGTGATTTCTTCCGGGCAGAATGGCTCAAAGCATACGAAACGATACCGGCCCGCGAGACGCTGCGGGTTTATGGCGCGTCTGACTATGCGGTGACGGCAGACGGTGGCGATTACACGGTTCATGTGGTCGTTGGGATCGACCCCGAGGGGCGGATGTACCTCCTCGACCTCTGGCGCAGGCAGGCGGCGTCTGACGTTTGGATCGAAGCTTTCTGCGATCTGGTTTTGAAATGGAAGCCGCTCGGCTGGGCGGAGGAACAGGGGCAAATCCGTGCTGGCATCGGCCCGTTCTTGGATCGCCGTTCGCGTGAACGTCGCGCTTATGTCGCTCGGGATCAGTTTCCTACTCGCGGCGACAAGGCGGTCCGGGCTCAGTCTATCCGTGGCCGTATGGCCCTTAACGGATTGTACGTCCCATTCGGGGCGGGATGGTATCCCGAACTCCGATCAGAGATCTTGGCCTTCCCCGCCGGAAAGCACGACGACCAAGTGGATGCACTAGGGCTCGTTGGGCAGTTGCTTGACAAAATGATCGCCGGCGCCAAGGCGCGCCCGGTTGACAAACCACGGCGCGACCGCTGGGACCGCGCATTCAATCAAGACGAAGGCGTTGATAATTGGAAAACGATGTGAACGCCGAACAGGCGGACGGCACGCTTAGCGTTGCCGACCTCTGCCGCATGTTTGAAGAAGCCGAGGAGGCGACCTATACGGCCAGGCAGCTTGCCGAGCGTGACCGTGATTACGTCGATAACAAGCAACTGACGGCCGACGAGGAAGCCACACTCAAGAAGCGCGGCCAGCCGCCGGTCATCATCAACCGCATCAAGGGCAAGATCGAGTTCCTTGTCGGGATGGAGAAAGAACGCCGCGTTGACCCGCGTGCGTTTCCGCGCACCCCGAAGCACGAACAGGATGCTGACGGCGCCAGCCAGGCGCTTAAATACGCGCTCGACGAGCAGCGGTATGACGTGAAGCGTTCCGGCGTTTGGCGCAATCTCTGCGTTGAGGGCTCGGGCGGCATCGAGGTTGCTGTCGAAGACGGATATGACGGGCCGCAAATTGTGCTGCGCCGGGTTGCGTGGGATCGCATGTTTTACGACCCGCACAGTTCCGAGCCGGACTTTTCCGATGCCGGATACAAGGGCGTCGTGGTCTGGATGGACTATGACGACGCGGTTCTGAAATACCCCGATGCCAAAGAGGCGCTTGACGCCACGATGGCGGAACGGGGCAACAATTCCGACACGTTCGACGACAAGCCGAAGTGGCGGCTATGGGCCGACAAGAAACGCAAGCGCGTTCGGGTCTGTCAAATCTGGATTCGGCGTGACGATCAGTGGCATTTCGCGGAATTTACCAAGGGCGGAATCCTCAAGGCTGGTCCATCGCCGTATGTGACGGACAAGGGCGAGAGTGACGACGCACTGGTTTTCGCGTCGGGGTATGTTGATCGGGAAAACAATCGCTACGGCATCGTGCGGGAGATGATTTCCCCGCAAGACGAGGTGAACAAGCGCCGCTCCAAGGCGCTGCATCTCTTGAACACGGCACAGGTCTTCTACGAAGACGGCGCGATTGACGATATCGAGAAGTTCCGCAAAGAGGTCGCGCGGCCTGACGGCACGCCGAAGGTGAACCCAGGCGCATTGCGGGATGGTGCGGTCAAGGTGGAAACCCGCGTTGACCTAGCGACAGCGCAGTTCCAACTCCTACAGGAAAGCAAGAACGAGATCGACCTTCGCGGGCCAAACGCCACGATGATGGGCGAGAAGGCGCAAGGGTCCAGTTCTGCGTCGGGCAAGGCCATCATTGCCAGCCAACAAGGCGGCATGATGGAGATTGGCGAGTTGCTGGACAACTTGCGCGACTTGGATATTCGCGTATTCCGCAAAGTGTGGTGGCGCATCCGTCAGTTCTGGACCGCTGAAAAGTGGATCAGGACCACGGACGATGAGCGTAACATCAAGTGGGTTGGCATGAACGTCGATCCGATGCAGATGCAGGCGTTGCAAATGCAGGTGGAACAAAACCCGGAGATGCAAAAGAAGATCGCCGGCATGGTGCAGAGTGTCGCGGAATTGGACTGCGACATCATCATTGACGAAGTGCCCGACAGTGTGACCCCGGCCCTTGAACAGTGGCAGGGGTTGGTTGAACTGGCGAAGGCCGGCATCTCGATCCCGCCTGACGTGTTGATCGAGGCGGCGCCGAACCTGAAGAACAAGGATAAGCTGCTGGAGCGGATGAACCAGCCGAACCCGCAGGTGCAGCAGGCGCAGCAAATCCAGACGGCAGGCGCGATGGCTGAGGTTGAGGAGACCAAGTCGCGGGCCGCGCTCAACATGGCGAAGGCCAGGGGCGAGATGATGCCGGACGCGCCGGATATGCCGATGCATCGCGAATTTGAAATCCCGCCCCAGCTTCAGATGGCGAAGGCGGCTGCTGATATTGATTACGTCCGAGCAAACACGGAGAACAAACAGGTGCAGACTGCATTGCTGCCCGCCAGGGCCGCGCATGACGCGGGCATGAAGCAGGCGCAGTTGCAGCAGAGGAGCTGGCAGCCGCAGAGGCCTGCCGCGTAGTTAGTGCCGCCGCCGGGCTACGGGCGAACGGGCCGCCTCCGTCAAGGGCGTATGTGACCTTTCACAGAAACAGGACATCATGGAATCGCTGGACAACATCTTGTCCGGTAAGGGCGAAACTGCGCCTGCACCGGAAGTGAAGGAAGCTGAGGTAACGCAAGCAACCGGGGCGGAAGCCCAGGTTGAGACGACCGAGACGCCGGACGACGACACGCCAAGGACGGGGATGGTCCCGCACCAAGCGTTGCACGCCGAAAAGCAGAAGGTTAAGCGTTACACGGAACAGGTTGCGGAGTTTGACAAGACCGTAAACGGCCTGAAGGAACAGAACGCAGCACTGCAACGTCAGATGACGGAGATGCTACAGCGCATCCCCGTCCAGCAGCAGCAGCCTCAAGAGCCGCCCGACTTTTTTGCCGATCCTGAGAGGGCCACCCGTTATGTGGTCGCCCCGCATCTGGAGCAATTCAGTCAGCAGCTTCTTGCCATCGCAAAAGATAACGCCATCGTTCGTTTTACCGAGGAAAAGGTGAACGAAGCCGAGCGGGCGTTCATCAATGCGATGCAGTCGCGAGAGTTGGACCCGGCCGATTACCAGAAGGTCGTTAACAGCCCGAACCGCTACGCGGCGGCTGTTCAATGGCACCAGCGCCGACTTGCACAGGCGGAAATCGGTGACGATCCTGCGGCCTATAAGGCCAGGGTCGAGGCCGAGTTCCTTGAGAAATACGGCATCGATCCTGCGGCCTATAAGGCCAAGGTCGAGGCCGAGTTCCTTGGGAAATACGGCATCAGGCCGGGCGAACAGGCTGCACCCGCAGTCAAGCCCGTCATGCCGTCCAATCTCACTGGCGCCCGCAATGTTGGCTCCCGCTCCGGTCCTCAATGGGCCGGACCACCAACACTAGCGGACATCTTCAAACGATAACCACCCGGCCATTGAGCCGGGTTTTTTATTGAAGGTGTCCGGGAAAGGACACTCCGATGGCTGACTCCCAGGTCGCCAGCGGTCTTACTGTTGAACAGTGGGACTCGCAGTTTTTCACCGAGTATCTGACTGAAAACCGCTTCGCCTCCGAAATGGGCGCGAACGAGGCATCTATCATCCAGGTCAAGGAAAACCTGATGAAGAAGCCTGGCGACCGCGTTAACTTCGCGCTCGTCAACAAGCTGTCTCAGGATGCCATCACGGGCCGCGCGGTCCTTGAGGGCAACGAAGAGGACATGGCGTCCCGCTCGTTCGAGGTCACCGTGAACAAGCGCCGCAACGGCGTGCGTATCGCGGAGATTGATGAGCAGTTTAGCGCCATCTCGCTCCGTGAAGCGGCTAAGCACGTTCTCAAAGACTGGTCCATGAAGGACACCGAGAAGCTGATTATTCAGGCTCTCGCGTCCAAGAACGGCACCAACTTTGCGGACGCCTCGGAAACCGTCCGCGATGCGTGGCTGACCGACAACACCGACCGCGTTTACTTCGCGAGCGGCTATGCCGGCACCGACCACTCGGCGGGCCTGGCCGAACAGGACACGACCAACGACAAACTCACGGCGGCCGATATCACCGCCATGAAGTACAAGGCGCTGGTCACGGCTTCCCCGAAAATCCGTCCGATCCGTTCGGCGGAAAACGGTCGCCACTACTTCATCCTGTACTGCGATCCGCGAGTTTTCCGCGACCTCAAGGCCGAGTCGTCGTCGCCCATCATTCAGGCGCAGCGCGAGTCGATCAAGGAAATGGAGAACAACCGTCTGTTCCAGGGCGGCGATCTGCTCTGGGATGGCGTCATCATCAAGGAAGTCCATGAGATGTATGACGTGCTCGGCACCCCGCTCGCCGACCTTGGCGACAGCGGCACGGTCGAGATCGGTTGTGCGTTCCTGTGCGGCGCGCAGGCTATTGGCGCGGCGTATGCGAAGCGGTGGAAAAGCGTCGAGGAGACGTTCGACTACGGCGACAAGCGCGGCGTTGCCATCGAGTCCATTTATGGCATCAGCAAGATGCAGTTTGGCTCGGGCGCGACGGACACTGCGGACCTCAAGGACCACGGCGTCATCACCGGCTACTTCGCAACCACGAACTAAGGGAGGGTGAAACATGTCTGCTGAAACCCTCACCGCCACGCGCGGCTCGTCCGGCTTCCCCGTTTCTCGGGGGGCCGGCGGGTCCAACGTGCAGTTCGCCTATGGCGTTTACGAAATCGCCGCCGCCGTTGAAACCGGGGACATCTTCGAGATGTGCCGGGTTCCCAAGGGCGCGGTGGTTATCGACGGGTTCGTTCGTGCGGACGATATTGATACGGGCACCGAGGCGCTCGATATGGATATCGGCTGGGCGGCGAACGGCGTCGATGCTGTTGACGCTGACGGATTTGGCAATCTCGGCGTTTGGACTGGCGACCCCACGACCGACGTGAAGCCTGAGACGCAGATTTGGTATCCCTTCAACGGCGTGTTGAAGGACGGTCCCAAGACGTTCTCGGCCGAGACTGTCATCCAACTGTATGTCAACACCGCATCGAACGCGGGCCACGTCGGCACCGTGTACGTCGGAGTTTACTACCTCGTCCCGTAAAGGACGCGGGCGGGGCGTAACAACCCCGCCCGTTTTTCATTCAGGAGATTCACATGGCACGAGCGGCGCGCAAGCCGTATCAGCGCCTTGTCACCTATATCAGCAAGACCGTTAATTTCGATACCCCAGGGATCGGGACGGCTGCAACGGTGTCAATCGGCGCGCTCCCGGCGGGATGCCTCGTTCTGGAAACGCTCGTGCGTGTCCGAACGGCATTTGATGCCGGCACCACGAACGTCATCAAGGTCGGCACGTCCGACGATGATGATGAGTTTATCGAGGCCAACGACCTTGACGAAACCGGGGCCGGGCTCACTCGATCCGAGCGCAGCGCCGGCTTGGTTATGACGGCGGACACCGAGGTTTTCGTGACGTACACGCAAACCGGCACCGCCGCGACGGCCGGCGTGGCTGACGTGATCGTTCTCTATATCCCGGAAGTGGAGGCGTAACATGGCCGACAGAAAAATTGTCACGGCGGCCCGTAACGTCTCGGTTACGGCTACGGCGGACGGTCTGACAACGGGCTTGATCCCGGACTATGCGGATTATGTCACGGTCACATCGGCCAACGCCGATCATATCGTGACGCTGCCTGCGCCCGTCGTGGGCAAGGTGATCCGTGGCTACGTTGGCGCGAACGGCTGCGAAATCCGCACCGTTGCCTCGTCCAACGTCAATATCAATGGCCAGGACTCGGACGGCACCAAGGAGGCGGCCATTCCGGCCACCACCCTGTTTGAGCTGACGTGCGTTGCCTCGACCGACTGGATT